GAAAAATTTTAAATCTTCCCAACGGAATAATTTAAATTCTCAAGATTTAGTCAAACAAGACTTTCACCCACTTAGTGGTGACTGTGGTTGCGATTTAACAATCGCCAAATCGCACAATTTCGATACTCTTAACGGAAGTATCGATCTTTTCAGAAATAATACACTTTTAACAAAAATTACTAAAGAAATTTATGACCAATCTTACTTCGGAGAAGACCAACAAGAATATGTTCTATTTAATAGCCGATTCCATTATATTGACTGTGATCGTGTTCAATATTGTGATTACTGCGAAGACTTTCCCTGCACATGTGGCCAAGACCAACCATTTATTACCAATACAGTTGCTGATATTGAACCGCTTCCATTATTTCGTCAGAATGCATTAGCGGACTTTACAATTGAAAAATTTAGTGAGGAAATTACTACAATACCAAAAGTTCTAACTACATACCAAAAATTTTATAAGAAGAACTTGAATTGGGTAGGCTTGTATCCAAAGAAATACACTCTTAATTTCCATGATGATGGTGTTATATCAGACGGCATGAAAGGTGTTGACTTAAAATATGATATTAAACCCGACTCTCATCCTCATCCAACTGGCCAAAAACTACGTGATGTCGGCGAATCTATGGTATACAATTTAATATCTGAGACTTATAATCAATATGATCGCAGGACAGTCAATTTAATAACTAGAGGTGGCAATATAGCACGTAACTGCAACAAAAAGATAGGAATTTTCAACATAAATTACGTTTTCGACAAGGATGATGAAGTTCGACAAAATAAATATATTAGTCAATACAACTACCAAGATGTTGAAACTAAACAAGAGGTTCAATACTGCTATTGCGGCGATTTTACTGGTGAATATTGTTCTCATGTAAAATCCTACATACAAAAACAATTTCCTGTGGTTCAAATGGATATTGATTCTTATTATTATGACGGATTATTCAATTTAACACTCAAAAGACTTATTGATGGCGTCGTAGAATGTCAATATTTCACTGGCCATGTCTTACCTTTGAACACCAAATGTGATTCCTTTATGAATAATGAAGGTCGATATAAAACGAGTAGCAATTCTATGCTTTGTGTTTTTAATGGTAATCATGGTTCTTATACTCATTCCTTATTGCAATATGGGCCTGGTTTATATATAACGCCAATAAATTATTTACAACCACTGGTTTACCAGATTAATGAAAATTCTTGGTTGATAACTGAATGCGTTTTTGATTTCGACACATCCAATGGCAAAAAATTATCTTACTACTGTGGGTTTAAGCAATATATAACTAAATACAGACCCTCAGTTACCAATTATTACAACTGGGACTTCTCTACTGAAGCCGTTGTTGGTGATCTTGAACAATTCACAACAGACAAAGCCATCGTAACAGAAACTACTTTGAACAATGACGCTAATGCTTATGATAATTGGAAAAGAATGGCTATGAACCCAAACACGCTTAATATAATGAGCTTTAACAATAAAAAAATATTTACATATGATGGAAAGTTTTATATTGCAGCCCAAAATTTAGACATTACAAAAAATTTAATGCCAACTGTTATTATTAAGCAATCAGTCCAATTGGAATGCAACATGGCCATAATCAGTAAGGTTCTATCTACTATGCCAGCTACCCTAAGTAAAAATTCATTATTTGGTGTTTATAAAGGCTTGATATTGCAGGAGTCAATGGACCCAACTAGTGCATCAATTTTAACATTAATAATTTTAAAAATACATACCTTAACTATAGCTACTTTTGATTTAGCAATGGAAGACCCCTTTGTTCAGTCTTGTCTTAATATTGCAAATTCAGCAACTGCGAAATTCACAAAAATTTATGATGTTTATAACGATGTCATACAAGATGAAACTGTTAAAAAGACCTATAAAGACGCCATGAATATTGGAAGAAATGATCCTGATCTTATTGCGGAAAAACCTCGTGTACCCACAATCAATTGGTTTGATCCTGAAACAGTTTATATGAATTGTCTTCTTTATTTCAATTTAATAGCTAACCGATTTCTTTCAATGAAATGGCCAAGATTAACTTTCAGAGTTTCAAAAAATTTTCCTTACATGATTCTTTTTACTTTAATATCCATATGTATGGTAGGACCAGTCGTTTCAAAAACCATGGAAATTGACCAACCAACTAAAATTAATTATGTTGCACTTTTCAACTTACTATTTAGATTACTTAATATTTTTATATTGTATGACAGCAAAGATTTTAAATTGTTTACATATATTAGGTATGGCATAGTCAACCATGTAACTGGATGGGTAATTACAGGATTACTTTCTCAAAATAGTCTCTTTTCCGACTCCATCTTGTTAGTTTGTTTATATTTAATAGCTTTGACAAAACCTGAACTGAGATGGCTTGCCGCTTTTTGCGCGTTGCATATAACTAAATTCTTTCTTCCAGTTAATGCAATGAGTATACCTTCAATTATACCTGCCAGTTGTACTCCAAACAATTTAAATGCCATGATAGGTGAAATGACCTCTAATGGCATTTGGGGTACTATTGTTAAATGTCTTAATCATTTTAAAAATCCTACAGTATGTGATTCCAAACACTCTGCTTTACTTAAACAAAAAGGGCCAAAAATTGAGTCCACTGACGGTAGCACTTTTGAGCCTTATTTTATACATGGTTGTGTCAGAAATGAAACTGAGAGTATTTATAGACAGTTCAGTGCGACAGTCAAGCCTGCCAAGGACAGTTTGATTGATTTCAAAAATTGGTTCCAAAGAACATGGTTACGTACTTATACTAATAGCATGCATTATTACACACCTAATTTTATAAAATGGATGTCTAGTTATGCTGGTAAACAATTAATTATGTATCAAGAGCATTATGCCAACTATATTAATAATTACTTTCGGTTCGGGAAATTAGTTGATGCTAAGGAAATGATAAGCCATACTAAAACTGATGAAAAAATTTTTATAGACGGATCTTCAGTTAACCCAAAAATAAAAGCCCGTAATATCACAGAACAATCTGGAATATGTAAAGTACTTATGGGGCCTATTACCAAAGCATTAGCTAGTATGTTGAAAAATGTTGATCAATCTTATGGTAGCGGATTAAATTATCAACAAAGATGCAAGAAATTTCAGAATTGGAATGAAAAATGGCTTTTAACGTCTTATGTTTGTATTGATGGCAGCGCTTTTGATTCTACACAACATGCTGAATTATTAGAAATTGTTGACGTACATATATACCAAAATTATATGAATGCCCATTGGAGTTCAATAGGAGAATATGCCAATCAAAATGATGTAGCAGAAGTTTTACATGAAGTTGATCAGAATGTTCGTTCAAAAAATTTTAAATATAAAGTTTGTGGTACTGTCCCATCTGGAAAAATGAGCACAACATTAGGTAATTGCATTCGATCTGCTATGTATGTTCGATATATTGCTTATAAAGCAAATTTGGTTGAAGACGTTCATTTTAATTTTGAGGTCTGTGGAGACGATATAATAATGTTTATGAACCGAGATTACGTTAGACAATTTACTAACGCTGCATATGAATACGTTTATAGTAAAGATATTAATAACAATATACCACATGGTTTAGGCCAAGTTGCTAAGAAAATTGACATTTATGATAATATTGAAGATGCTGATTATTTGTCTTGCAGGTTCTTAAAGAGTGAAGATGGACAAATAGCTATGATACGAGATGAAAAACGATTTTTACAACTGACTCCATGGACTCGTAATAATTTGAAATGTGAACTTAGTGAAGAAAGACATTTAAATAAACAACTCTGTAAATCTGAAGGCGATAATATAAAATCATGGTGCCACGATATCAAATTATTTAATAAATTTGCAGATATGTTATTAAGAATTGCTGGCGATGTACAAGGCGTTTGCGACAATGAGTATTCACTCAATATTAGATATGATGATCGTGACTTAAAAATTAACAATTCATTTGAAGCTTCATTACACCGTCGTTTCGATATTACGTCAAAAGAATTAGACGACTTTTATTATTGGCTCGATAATAATGATGACCTTTATGCCAGTTTTAAAACTACTATAGTAGATAAATTAAATAATAATTTAAGACTTGATGAAATTAGAGATCAAAAGAACTACTTAAATAAACAACGCAGAACTATGTACTACGACAATTATTACAACAGAAGTAATAAATGTCGACGAGATAACGTTGATTTTGTAATTAATAGTTGTGATTTAACAACTAGTGTATTTTCTG